AAGGACGTGATGATAAAGAAGGGCGGCGGCGTCACCCGTGATCGCGTAGGTGCCGACCGCCATGTCGAGAACGCCTTCGAGCAATGCCGCGCTGCCGGTGATCGCGTAGGTGCCGACCGCGAAATCCAACACACGCTTGCGGAGAAGTGCCGCAGCGTCACCCGTGATCGTGTACGCGCCCGGTGTGAACCCGAGCATATCGGCGAAGGCCAACGGCGATCCGGTGATCGCGTAAGTGCCGACCGCGAAGTCAAGGACGTGATGATAAAGAAGCGCGGCGGCGTCACCCGTGATCGCGTAGGTGCCGACCGCCATGTCGAGTACAAGGTTCCCTGCACTGATGGTGAGCAACGCCGCGTCACCATTCATCGAGTAGGACCCGACTGCGAAGTCGAGCACATGCTGCACAAGAAGTGAGACGTAGCCTTCCTGTTGCGTTGCTGTTCCCGCGCTGGTAGCGCCGGTAAAGGTGGGTGGGTTAGTTCCCCACAAATTCACAAACCCGCCGGTGGCATTAGTAATAGGCCACAGGCCGTTCGCTTCCGGCTCCGCAGTTACGCCGCTCACCAACAAATCTTCGCTATAGTTGATCGTGCCCGAGATAGTCGAGAGTTCTATTTCAATTCCCTCGTTGGGGCCGTCGCCAAAGAACCCGGATAGGTAAATGACGTTCGCCGAGTAAGTTATGGGGTTTATCGAGAAGGACCCGGGCGCGCAGTCAAGCACGCGGTTGTAGTGAAGCGCGGCGGCGGTGCCAGTGATCGCGTAGGACCCGACTGCGAAGTCGAGTACGAGGTTCGTCGCCCCCGGGTCAGGGTAATCCTCATCGAACCAATCTATGAGAAACTTAGAGTTGGGATCGAAAAATGCGTTTACGTCTACGTCGTAATCGCGCATGTAGCTCCCGGGAGGTACATTGGGGGCTATGGCGTCGGCGTACATTAAGAACCCGAAGTTCGCGTTCGCGGCCCCGAAGGCGACAGTTATTGAAGATTGTGGTGACGCCACCACTTTATACTCGCCATCGGGACCAGACCCTCCAACTTCGGAGAACCCCGCACCGTATCCCACCGCACTTTGGTCCCCGCTATTGAAGGCCACCAACATCGTATTCGAGTTGGTCGTCGAGACGCCACTCACCGATGGGATCACGCCTGCCGTCTGCGTCGTTCCTATCGCCGGTAGCGAAGGGTTGGCGTCCCACGGCGCTGCCGCGTAGGCCCCCTCCACTCCAAAGACTAAAGCTTTAGCACTGTTGGACGAGAGAGCCGCGCTTAATGTAATAGTGATCGTCTGTGAGCTTATGGTTGTCGGGGCAATCGCATACCAAATTTCCAAAGTCTCAGAAACGTACCTCGTACCGTTGAGGCCCAAGTCTACGGAGCCAGACGCGGCCCGCTTTTGCCATGTCAGACCCCCACCTGAAATGGACGAGACAGACGGCATTGTTGCATAGCTTCCGCTATTATCATCATTATAGCATGAGACTACGAGCACAATGAGTTCATTGGCGACGGCCGTTGAAACTGACGCCGTGAATGAAGCACTGCCCGAAATACCGGCAACAGTTTGCGGAGGGTTTGTAGTATCGAGAACAGGTGCGGGCGTTGCTTGGATCGCATCAACGTAGCCAATCCAATCGGTCGAGTCGATGCCGCTGAAAAGATTGAATGTTTGATTGATAATCGGAGACGATAAGTTCTGATACTCCGAACCTATACCTAAATAATCTATGGCGGGAGCGTTGGGGAGAAGGGTGAAACTGGCGTCGGGGGTCGAATAGCTATACGGTGTGGAAGTCCCCGCCTCAGAATTGCCTACGAGTGCCGCGATCAACAATGTGTTGGAGGCAGTCGTCGAGACGCCGGTTACATTTCGAGTTGTGACCAAGCCACTCTCTGCGGCAGACGCGACGGCAGGCAGTGAAGCGTTGACATCGAACGGCGCTGTCGGGCTCGCGCCTTCGATGCTGAATATAACCATGGAGGCGTAGGTCGTGGTCGCGTCATTAACAGCGACCGTGACCGATGTGGCTGCCGTGGTCGCGAGACCCCACCACACTTCTTGAACCATCGGAAGGCCGTCGTTACACGTCACCACCGTGCGCTTGCGTAGCGTCCACGATCCGGTAACGCCGCCGCCGGTGATCCCGGAGACGCCGACAGCCGACGCAGCTAGGCTCGTGAAGAAGCCCGCGACGACGACAACAATATCGTCGGGTGCGATGGTGAGGGAGAGAGCCCCGGCCTGCGTGCCGTTAAACGCCCCGGACCACGGTGATTGGGCCACCGATGATCGTACTGAAAGTGTCATGGCGGAAACGCCCTCCGCCCGTTAAATTTCGATTAGCGTGAGCACTGGATTGTAAATGGTCATAACAGCGGCTCCCGTGAGCCCTTCAAGTTGAAGGTCAACCCAATACTCCGTTCCGATGGTGAGCCCGGTAATGAGGGATTGCAATGCAATCGGGTTACGTGCATCGGCGGCCGTCGTCCATACGATAGCATTCGAGTATTCTATCGGCTTGCCGACAACCGTCCCGGCCGCCGCCGCCGCCGCCGCCGGGAGCACCGACCCGGCCGCCCATGAGAACTGCGCAAGGACGCCTTCGTCGATGGTGGTCGCGTTCGGCGTTCCGAAACCGCAAAACATTGCAAGAATGGTGCCCGACCGCTGCGGTGTGATAAGGACCCCCGTGCCCGCCATGGTGTAAAGGGTAGTCGAAGTCGGAACAATAGACGCTACGGAGGAGTTTTGCCCGGATGCGCCAGCGCCGAGTTGCTGCAAATACTTGGCACCGTTTGCGCTGTAGTGGTTCCAGCCGTCGCCCTCGTCGTAGTGGATGCTTTCGCCGACGAGGAGCGTGGCCTGATAGACGTTTACCGCTGTCGTGCCATCGGTATGGTTCACTGTGACCGTGTTCGGCGCGGTCCCCCCATTGAAGATCGAGGCTGACTTGATGTTCCGCTGCACGCCCGACGTACCGTTTTGCGCGACGATGGTCGTCTTGGTCGTGTTGGCGATGGCTGTGTTTTGCGTGCCGGGCGTGATCGTACCCGCGTTGTTGTCCGCGTAGGACGCCGAGCACTGCATGGAAATAGTGCCGCCAGCCCCAACAGTAACCGCGAGAGCGGCCGTGCCGCTCGCTTCGACTAGCAGAAGCATAACGCGCCCTCCCGGTTAAACGAGAGTGAACAGCGTTCCGTTTGGGTTCGCCGAGTTGGGTTCGCAAGTGAACGACTCGCCGCTGGCGAGCGTCTGAGCGGAGCCGTAACTGAACCAACAGATGAGAGGCTTGTCGGTCGGGGTCGTGTCGTAGAAAATGGCGTACTCAAACGGGCCCAACGCGCCAGTCGCCGTGAAGGTCACGTCGGCGGCTGTGATCGTTTCGGTGCCGGATGCGTTCGCGGCCGAGACGGCGCTCGCGCTGCCCCCCGTCGTGTAACCGTTGCCGTTCGCAAGCTCGGTGCCCGAAACGTCGGAATACTTCGTGTTCGTCACCACCGGCAACGTGTTGGTCAGCATGACGTTGAAGGTGTCGGTCAGGAACTTGATGACCTGCCCGGAGACGTTCCCGACAAGGTAGTCCGTGAACTTGTTGAACTTGTTATAGGTTGCCATGGCGGATCATTCCTCTAAAAGGGGTCCAGCCGGGTCATTAACCATATTTCGGGGTCGAGCGCAAGCGGGGTCTTAGCCCTGCTTCCCCCGCACAATCGCTAGGATCGCCGCGCGACCCAAATGCCCCATCCTGTGCCGAGTGTATTCCGTCACGCCGTCGATCCCGTTCATGCCCGCGGACCCCACGACTTTCCGAGCAATTTCGTCACTTTTGTGGCCCTCCGTAAGCCCGACCCGGATCGCAGTATCAATGTTCCGCGCGTCCTCTCGCGCAAACTCTTGCGCCCAAGCGGCGAGGGAGCGGTCGAGTATCGGCTTGTCGCCGACCCGGGACTGGACTAGACGGAAGGCGGTTTTGATAGCTTCTTCGCGGATAGGCTTGATCTTTTGCATGAGCCGACGAGCCGCAGCATCGAGCATGGCGAAAGACATCGAGCCGCCCGCGATGTCCACAAGCTCACGCTCGATTAGATCGCGGACTAGGACTTCGGAAGCATCGAGAACCATGACCGCCTTCGACCACGCGAGTAAATGATCGCGATCAGTAGGCTCGGCGTCTGCTAACTTTGGCGAGTCAGGCCGAAACGTGGCGTCGTGACCGGCGATGGTCCACCGAAATTGCTCGGGCAGTTCCGCTTCGTGCTCCGGCGTCCATGGATCGGGCTCGCCTTGCGGATAGCAGCCAGCGATGTAGGACTCCCGGCTGAGCTTAAGGCCGCGTTCCCTGCAATATGTGACGAGCGGGCTTTCGTAGGTCATAACAACTTCCCTTGCTTTTCTTTCTTGAGCGAAGCGGTCAATGCTTCATGCAGCGGAACACGGGTTTCAGCAATCTTAGCTAGTTGCACGGCACGAGCATCGCTCTGAGCTTTCACATCCTCATTCGCCAATTTCCAAACCTTCTCCTGCGCCTCGGACTGAGATATTTTGCTGTCGTGATAATCTTTCCAAATTCCTTCAATGGCGGCGTTGGCGTTGTCCGATGTTTCGCCGAACAGGTTACGCGCCACATTCCAGGTCGCGGCCTGCACCATTTGGGCGTCCGAAACTCCTAGATGTTTCGCCGCCGTTCGAGTTGCGTCCGCGTAAAATCCATAGGTGCCTTTCGAGTTGACTGTATTGGCGGCGGCCCCCATACCCAACGCTTTTTTGTTGTTTCCGAAGTTCTGGTTAACCGCTGCCGCAACATCTCCCCGCATAAGTGACGCCCGAACTTGGTGCGTGTCAACGGTAACGTCTTGGTTTGGTGAATGAGGGTCTAAGATGTTATTGAAAAATGACCGTACTTTGTGAGCGTCGCTGAGATAGTCGCTGATTTCACGGGGGTCTCCTTTTGACCCTAACAGGCGAACCGAGTCCGCTATCCCATCCGTCGTTTGCCACACTAGAGGCGTCGTCTTACCTTCGGGGAATTCGGCGTTCGGCATATTCCGCGCAATCGGACCCTCGCTGCCGTCCGGTAAAAACGTGTGATAGCTCCGGTCGCGGTACGTCGGGTCGGGGGTGCCTTTTGTGGGGACCATATCCTTTCCGTCGAAATGTACGAGTTGACCGTTCTCTATGTGGGGTACTAGCGCCCGCGACTCGTCGTAGGTTCTAATCCACACCCCTTGTAGCAGCGGACTGTCCTTTAGCTGCCCGAGAGTTTTACCCGCAATATCGTCCCGATACGATTTGAACAATGCTTCCTTTTCCACACGCGCGTCGCCCTCAAGTGGTTTGCCACCTTTGCCCGGCTTCCCGGCATCCCACGTCAAGGGGGACTGCTGCGCCATGGCCGCGTCGAACTTATAATCCTGCTTCGTGGAGTAAATGCCTACGAGTCGTTTTGTCATTTCAACATTCTGGTCCCAATCCTTTTGTGGCGACAGCCGAGCCAAGACACCCGCCACACTGACAAAATTTTGATTGTTCGTTGTTGCCAGTTGGCCCGCAATGTTGTGCGCGCTCTGATACCAAATTTGACCTTCATGTTGAAGTTCGGGGCTTGCGTGATTGTAGAGAAATTCGATATTGGTCGCCAAGTTCTTTTCAACGGCGGCGGCCCGCTCCATCAGCGATCCTTTCAATTCATCCGGGCGGAAATTAGGAAACTCCTTCGCATTGTTGAATAGGTTGAGGTTGTGCTCAAGCGGCGTGAGGCCATCTTTTCCTTTCTTGATTTCTTGCGCCATCAAGGCGACGCTTGGTTGTCGATAATTTTCGTTGGTGGCTTTGACTGCATTCGACTGTGCGGTAGCTATTTGAGACTCATGGCCGCCCGCGCTCCCCGCGAGAGCAGGCCAGCGGCCGCGCCCGTCTGTAGGGCCGCCCGTTGTGAAGGAATTGATGTACTTTTCAGTCTCGGGGTGATGGTCGTCGCCGTAGAGTGGCTTCACACTCTTGTCAGGGTCAAACACTATGTAGCTGGTCGGGTTCGTCGCAGTCGCATTCTCCATCGGAGACGTGTTGACGTACTTGATGCCCGCGTATCCTTGGTCCATCCACGACTGCTTTGCCGTCGTGACGAGGGCCGCTCGATCCGCGTCGTTGTACGGTCGGCCGCCGTAGTTGGCGAGGAAGTGATCCAAAGTTTGATCCTCGCCCTCCTTACCGATGTGGTCAGCGCCGGGCAACCCGGCCGTCTTTCCCGCGATAAGACCGGCCGCCAACTGTGACGCTTGATCGGCGGGGAGAGCGCGAGATTGCTCAATGTAGCGCGCGAGTATCGCCGGGTCTTTCGTGAATGCTTCCTTTGCGGCCATTTGGGCGATAGCGTTTTGATCCGTCAACCGGGATGACCACTCAGGCATTGCCGGGTCTTTCGATCCATCCGGCAACTTGGCTCGATCATAGAGTGGTTGATCGGCGGCGAGGAACTTCGCATCCGGCGGTAACACGACCGGAATAATACGGCCGCCTTCTTTCGCGCCGACATCGCGACCGTTGACGCGATCAAGGGTAAAGCTGTTAGCAATCTCCGGGTCCTTGGCGAAGTGCGGCCCGAGCGCGCGATCCAACATGAACTCGGTCGGATCGCCCGGCTGGAACTTGTCGAATGCTTTTGTGGTGCCGTGGAAGGCGATGTTCCGCGTCTCGCCGGGAACGCCGCCGCCGCCCGCCGTCCATCGTCCATGATAGTCGCGGGCTTCGTTATCGGTAGTCATGGCTTACTTCCCGGCCGACGCGCCCTTACCGCCGACTTTTACTTTTAGGGGCTTAGGCGAGCCACGCGTATGTGGCGTGACGGGGACCGGCGAACCCCCGCCCGTGGGAGTGGGCGGAACGTCGGTCGGATCGACCGGATCGACGCCGGTGCCGCTGCCTCCGGTATCGAGGTACGAGTCGTCATCGCCTCCATCGTCCGGTATAGGGCCGTGAACCATCATGCCGACGAGGCTCTCGCTCTCTTGCTCGATCTGATCGCTCTCGCCGTCGTAGGTCATGTCGGTCATGTCGTTGAGCACCATCATGCGGTGCAGAGACTTAAGCGACAGCGGCAGGCCCAACTGCTTAGCCTGCATGAACGCGAGGAGCGAAGCGCCCGCGACGTTAGCGTCGGCGAAGTCAGTCTGCGGAGCAACGGAAACTTCTGCCGGGTCCTCGCCGACCCACTGCGCGGCGAACTTGAGGCATTGCTCAAGCGCCGCGCCAGCGGCGACAGCGATTTGCTGAATGGTCGTGGTACGCGCGGCGACGCGGATGCGCAGGGCTTCCCCCGAAGCGCCGCGTGCGCTGCCGACATCCATGAATTGCACGCCGAAGCTGGCGGCCTTCTCGTCGTCGTTCTTGATCGCCTGCCGCATCTCACCGAGACCGGCGGAACTGACGCCGATGTACTTCGCGTCGCCACCGATGCGTAGGTCGATGACGCCCTTGTTGCCGACGCGAAGCTGTTGGTTCTCGTCAACGTCCGACACGTTGCCGCCGATGATGATAAGGGTTTGCTGACCCTGATAGTGGAGGGTCGAGCGGTAGTCGGCCTCGCCGCGATAGATCGAAAGCGCAAGGTTGCTCAGGCCGAGCAACGGCGACTCGTCCGGCTCGGGCACAAGATCGTTTGCGCCAACGAACACGAATGGAATTTCAGGCATCGACCGACCCGCGATGGACGGCATAACGAAATCGCCCGGGATAGGCATCGACATATCGTTGACCTTTACGCATACCTGATACGGCGCGTCGAGCGGCGGGCGTACCCATCCGCTCTCCAAACTATCGGGAGTGCCTCGCGTCAGGATGCGGTGCTTGCGCTCCGTGACCCACGTAAAGCCTTCACGCTGGAAACCCGACTCGTCGATCACGACAAGATCGAGGATGTTGCGGCCCTCGTCGCGACGACCGGCGTCCCAATTGATGATCCGCTCGGGATCGTAGAATGCGATGTACGGCATCGCCTGATATGGATCGACGCCTGTAGGCGCATCGACCAGCAATCCGCAACGGCCCTTCGTCAACTGCGCCTCGTTGATGCGGCGCAAAAGCATCTGCAAGCCTTCGCCTTGGATGGTCGCCTTGTCCATCATCGGCGCGAGCCGATCCGGTAGTTGGATGACGGCGGGCTTCATGTGCATGATGCCGAGCATGGCCTTCACGGCGTCGCGCACGCAGTCGTGGAAATAGGCCCGGGTCAAATATGCTTCATAGTCGCGCCAGCCGGGCGATGTCGGCGTGACCATGCCGTCTTGGATCATGGCTTCGCTCGGCGGGAGATAGTCGAGACGCTTGCGCTTGACGGCGCGTTCACCCTTGTAGCAATCATCCATCTGTATCCATTCCCCTACTTTTTGAACGTACTCGGGGTGTTTGTCATCCAAGGCCATGTTATCCTCCCATCCATTTTGAGAGTGCGGCAATTTCTTGCGGTGTCGCGTTGCTCTTTAGTTGGTTTGCGCGCCAGCTAACGATGAAAACATTTCCGCGCACGTAGCCTTTTGAATTATCTTTTCGGTCGAGTGACGCGAACGCGTCGCGATCACGGCGACGGGGGTGAGCACCTATAGTCGCTCCGTAAATCAATTTCAAACCTAAAACCGGACAATCAGTAGGCAGCGTCAAAAAATCTGATGGCTCAAGATCAAACTCAAGACCGCGTTCTTCCGCTCGCCTCATAGCGTTCCGCAAAAGCCGCACGATAGGACTTTGATTAGCATACCAACGACGCTGTTCCTTCGCGCTCACTTGACTGCCAAAACGAGGATTGGCGAGCCGGTAGCCCGCAGCATAATCTTTGACTTCTTGCGGGTTCCGAGCGCGCCAACGCGCACTGCGCTGTTGCGGAGTAAACCGAACAACGCCTTTTTGGCGTCCAGCACGAGCGTCGGGTATTATTTGCAATTCCATGGCGTCTCTCCGGTCGGCGGGGGACCCCCGTTTACCCTATTCCAGTCTGCGGGGCAAGCTGCCTTATCTCTACCTGCGGAAATCGGTCGTCGTACCCGAACGCATCGTGCCCGGATCGTACCGCAGCATATACCGCATTTCGTCGCCGATGTGGTCCTCAGACTCGGTGTCCACGTCGTCGAGATGCGCCACCCGACCGCCGCCTCCGTCGTCACGGGGGAGCACCGGGACTGTTCGCAGCCAATGGGGGCACCGCGATCCAACAATGAAAAGAGCCTTCTCCTCGCGGATACCGCCGGGCTCGCGCTTGGTCGCCTTGAGCCGCTTGCGGGATTGCTCCCACCCCTGTTCGCGGGAGCCGGGGCGCTTGTCGGCCCGCTCCCAAATAATGCCGCGCCAGCGGTGGCCGTTGATGATGCATGGCGTCTCAAAGTCACTGGCGACTGACGGTCTGCCATCTTCTTCGGCAAAAATATGCGTGTCGGCCGGGCCGCGTCGAACTCGGGACTTGCCCGAGTTCGCGTCACGCCAGCCCCGAGCAATCTCGTACTCGATTAGTTCTTTACAGATAGACGGAATGGTTTGACGCCGTCCGGTGTTTTGATCCGAGGAGTTTTTCAGGTTACCGTAAAGCTCACCGCAGCGGAATAGATCGCCCCGTAGCGTGGACAACACGGACCCATCCTCGAACGTCAGGTCCTCGCCGTTGCTTTCCGCGTACCATCCGCAAGACCACGGCTTCGTTGAACCATGGTCGTAGGCGCGATAGATGCGCCAAGCTCCCGGGACTACGAAATCTTTGACCACAATGTACTCGCGATGCGTGGCCCAAATGTCATCGAACATGCCGCCAGCGGTGATGTCCCATCGCCCGTAGAGCCAAGAGTCAAGCTCGGCTTGATTGCGCGCCGATGATTTTAGTTGGTTGATATATTGAGGCTGCACGCGCATGAGGATTATGTTCTCGCGCAGCGATCCGTGATACGCGCGACGCGTCGGCTCCGGGATGCCATCCTCGTCAGTCGTTCCCTCAACGAGCGGCCCGCAGACTTTCCAGATGTCCCGGAGACACGGGTCCTTCGCATTCGGGTCCTCCCCGATCTTGACCGGCCAGTTGACCAAATTATAACGGGCCTGCACCCAATTGTGCCCCTTGCCGTAGGAGTTGGTGGTCGAGCGGATACGCTTCGGAATGTCTTTCAACGAGGAGCGGACGACCGCTTGCATTCGCTTGAACGCGGCGGGGTCGGGCCACAGCGTCAATTCTTCCCACCCGAGCCACGTATAGTTCGTTCCAAGGTGCGCGTCCGTTTCATTGACAGTCGGGATAGCGCGGAAAGACAGAAGCTCGCCCGTGGGCCATTGCCAAACATTTTTAATCTCGTTGAAGAACGCCTCGGGCCACATGCGCTTAATCCATTTCTTGCTCATGTTCTTGATGTCGTCGAGTTCTGGATACGTGCGCCGAATAAGCATCCCCCTCCACTCAGCGCCGTAACCCTTCCCGACTTCCTGACAGAAGTCCATGAGGAGCGTGAGCGTTTTACCCGGGCCGCGAGTCCCTTCGTACAGCGCCTCGAATTCAGGCGCGCCGAGGAAGTATTGCTGCGACCATGGAAGCGGTGCCCAAATCACGCGCTTCTCGTTGCCGTAATCATCAAGGACAATCGGGAAATACTCGTTTCCGATTTTCTCGAATGCCTTGATGATCGCACGGGGGCCTTCCGGCAAACCGTCATCGTCCGGGGGGAGGGTCATTTTACTTCGTCCTTAACTTCACGAAATTCAACATCCATTGGGGCGGTGAGAGCTTCTTGCTCCCCCTCCTCAACTTCCTTGGGCTTTGCCCGCACGCCGACGACCATCACGCCGCCGCGCACGTTCACATCCACGTCAGTTTTCTGACCCCAACGCTCTTTACGGAAAGCGCGCAGCACAGCGAGCATGAGTTCGGGGTCTTGATGATGAATGCTCTCGGGGATTGGTCTGTTATTTTCGTCACAGAGGTAGGCGTCGGGGCCAGTGAGCCCCAAGTTTGCAAGCGAGGGGTCAATACGATAGATCACGCGACCTTTGTCGTGGAGTTGTTCCTCGTAACCCTTTAGGGCGCGCCACTTTAATTCATCCTCCGTTTCTTGAATGCCGTAATCGATAGTGTCGGCGTAGTGTTCATGAAATCGTTTGGTCTCCTCGCCGTAGGTTAAGTCATAGCCATCACCGGGCTTGCCATCCTTGCTTCTTTGGAGGTAATAGCGGAGCGCGCCCTTGCTAAAGCCAGCCATCTCGGCGGCACGATTGACCTTCGTAATTTTCATTAGCTGGTCGAGGAATTTTATAAGGCGCTCTGGCGAGCGTCCCTTGGCGACCGAGCCAGCAGTGATGCGACCGCCATCTGCCAGCGGCCGTCGTCCCGGGCCAATGCGACGTACTTCTTGTCCCATGACAAGCACTCCCGTTTTTCAGACCGCCGGACCATTCCTAGCGGGCGCGGCCATCCGCGCTTTTTACAAAAACCTCCCGAGGCTCATGCCTCGCGGATAAACCGTTCGATTTCTTCTAAGGTCTCACGAACCCGATGCCGCTCTCCGCGAATTCCTACTTCGACATTTTCCGAGTACAATTGATCCTCATGGATGTTGAACGCTATCGCGCGGCCATCCAAGGTATGCAAAAAGATGACCGGCGCTCCGCGCATATTCTGCCTCGTATGTTAGTCGTTTGCCATCCCGTGAACCGGATTGCCTCGTATGTTAGTCATTTGCCATCCCGTGAACCGGATTGCCTTGTTTCTGAGTCATTGCCGTCGTGCATGTTCCGATTGACGGCTGGTTCGCGTGCCTTGCAACGACCGGCCGGGCCGGTGCGACGCCCGCGCCTTGCGCCGCTGGCGCGGGGTCTTGACCCGGCATTGCCGGAGGCGGTCCCGAGCCGGGAAGGCCCGAGCCGCCCGGCGGACCCTTGCTTGTTGCCATAGCCGGGGCTCCCGCCGTGGTGCCCATCGCGCCCACTTCGGCGAGCGTCATGGATGACGGCCGCTGTTGAACGAGTGCGGGCGGGGCCCCGGGTGCGGGACCTTGCGGTCCCGGCGGGGGCGGCGGCGGAGGGGTGCGGTTCATGTTCGGCGGAAACATTTTCATTTACCTCATCGGCTGCGATTTCGGGTGACCTTGCCCGAGTACCAGCGCAGCATGTTCATCCGAAATTTGCTGGATGTATGACTCCTTGGCACGTCGCTTTTTCTTCGTTGAGACAGCATTCGACCCGAAGGTGCCCTTCGGCACGATCACATCGGCGACCGTAGTTGACGGTCCTGCGGGACCGGCGCTTGATGGGCCATCCATTTGGCTTAAGTCCTCTAAATGTTGCCTTGAGCTACCGTTAAGCGCCTTAAGGTGCTCTCAAGAGCACATGGGTTGTCCGTTAAGTGTTCCGACTTGACCGCTTGTCCATGCCGAAACTGAGCGGATACGACTCGGACGAAACATCTCGCGTCTGCGGAGCGTCGAACGCGGGCTGCTTATGATCGCCCTTCGCGGTCGCGTCCTTCAAATCGACGACCGGGAAAAGCTCGACAGCCAGCGCGCTGCGCGTCGGATTTTTTAGGTCCGTGTCCGAGCTTGGGCCCATGTAGCCGTTTTGCCCGTATCCGGTTTTCGTATTGTCCGCAGGCTTCTTCCCTGCATCCGATGCGAACGTCGGGTCTTTTGATCCTACAACATCCTGTGCCATGTTTAGCCTCCATACCCTTCGCGGACATACGCGATGATCGGTTTGCGCCAGCGCAGCAAAAGCGCGCCGGTTAGAAAAGCTGTCCACACTACGAACACTCCGGTCATAGCCGCCATCCCCCTGAGTAGGCGTAACTGAATGCCGCCAAAGCCAGTATGCCTACCACGACCAAGAAAACTCCCCACGACGATGACTTACTCGTCTTGGGCAAATCGTGAAGCCCCTCGAACGGCGGCTGAGCGAGTTTCTTCTTTCGCGGTTTTCGCTTTAGCGGTTTTGTCATGGCCGGTAGCCCCCTCGCGGTTGATTTTCAATCTCTGGCGATTGGCCGCGCGACCGGCCATCGGGTGCCAATGGATGACCGCCCGTCTCACTAGGCGAGAAGGTCTGACCATCCGGCGCGTCGTAGTTGGCGTCACGCGCCGTCCGAAACTGTCCCGGAGCAAGTCCCGGGTGAACTGGTACGTCGCCCTTCTCAGCGGGCGACTCGTCATTCAAACCGTAGTGCTGCATCTTCGCCGCGCTTACGGGGTCGATGTTAGGGGAGCCGGTCGGGAAGTTGTTCCGGTTCGCCGCATTGGACGTGCTCCATTGGGATGCCGCACCCATGAACGCGACCGTGCCTCCCGGCGCAGTGCCGCCTTCGTTCGCAACATCAGACTCTTGCGGTTGTGTCGGACGTGTGGAATTTGGACCGGAGTAGCCTGTTCCATTTTGTTTGACCTTCGCCATGGTTACACCGCCGCCATGTCACGTAGCACTTTCGGGTCCTCAACACCCGGATGCCCGCGCCCCGCCAGCAGATTGTAGAGGTTCACCCCGGTTTCGTCTCGGGCGTAAGCGCCGCTGACCGTGGGGACACTTGTGAAAATTCCATGTTGACGCGCGGCCATAAAGCGATTTTCGACATTCACAAGAGTGGCACCCGGCGCTTCATTCGCCAGTTCCCCCCACGCGGATTGCGAGCCGCCTCGCCCGTCGCTGCCGTGACCGCCTGCGTCTTTCATGTCCCAAATCCTTGTCCAGTCGGGTCTCTCACTGATCCGTCGCCTTCGGTCTCCTGAGTGTCCGTCCCTTCGGTGGGGACTTGCGAGGGGTGGAGAGGCACGTTCTTTGACCCGTCTGCGATCTGTTTCGTGTCATCGGCAAGATCGTTGTGCATCGTGGCTGCGGCTTCGACAGGGCTTACCTTGTCAAAGCCGACAGCCGTTTTCGTTTCAGCACCTTGAGAGGCCGGAGCCTTAGACGGGTCGTCGCCACCGGGCGCTTGGCCCGCCATCGCCGACTGTGTGCCTTGTCGCGCTCCGTGAAAAGCACGCAATTAGTTCGAGTCCTTGCCCGTGTACGCCGGGGCCGAGCCCTTCGCCGATGACACCGTGGCCGGGAGCTTGGTCGAGCCCGAAAGAATGGCCTCGCCGAGAACCTTGCCGCCGCTGTTGGCGTCGATGCCTTGACCGTCGCCGCCCTTCATGCCCCACTTGGCTTGGATCGGATCGGGTTGACGGCGAAGAACCTTGCCGCGTTCGCCCGAACTCTGCGGATCGAGAACGTCGGTCGCGCCCGCGTCGGGACCCTTGCCGGGGTTAGTCGGGCCAATCGCGTTCGTCACACCTGACGGCGCGTTTTGATCCTTCATGCCTTCCTTGATCGGGAAGGATGTCTGCGGGTGCTTCGGCTTACCGTTGCGAGCATCGAAACTGCCGGTCTGATCGACCATTGCCGCGTCGGGGCCTGCGCCCAATCCTGAACCTTTGACTGCCATGGCACCCTCCAAAAGAAATTCGTTTTCAGCCGCACAACGGCGACTTCGTGAGCTAGGCTCATTGGAGAACCTAGCCTAAATTAACCCTTTGGGCAACCGGGGTCTTAGGCCGTGCTTCGGCCATAGGTAGGAGCCGGGGAAAAGACCCGTGGCTCGACCACAATATCCGCGCTGGTGCGCTCGTAACTGTTGCCGCTATCAGTCATTTGATGCCCATTCGCTTTCACGTAAATGAAGCGGTCGTCGGTATCGGCCGACAGCGCATTGATCGCGCCGAGCAAAACCTCACGGATCACGTCGGGCAGGCGCGGGTCCTTCATGATCGTGCGGCGAGCCGACTCCTTGGTGCGGAAATGACTTTCAAACGAATAGCTCATATCAGTGTCCCCCGTTTTGCGAGCCATACCGCATACCAATAGCCCGACCAAAAGGCAATGATGATGCCGTAAGTTATGGCGAGTATGATAAGCCCGTTCACAGTGATTTCCCTCGCGTTGGGTTTTCTGGGGTGTCCCTAGAACCCATTGTCTGTTTCAAAGGTGTTCGCGTAGAACAGTTTGACTTGAGCAAGATTGCCGAAGTAGCCGTTGTCGTGCTTGACTGTCATGGCGTTATCCTCCGCCGAAAGTGTGCCAAAGCGCCCATCCAACTCCTGCGGCCGCCCCGGCCGCCGCTTGCGCGACATAGAGGGCTGCACCGAGTTTGGCGAGCTTCCCTATTTTGTTCACGCCCGCTTGGTGCGCCGCTGGCGGAGGCGGCCGAAGCGCGTGGAACATATCTTGAACGGCCGCCTGATTGCTCGGGCCGCCGTGCGCCTCACTGCCGTGTCCCTTGGCGTCTTTCATAGCCCGGCCCTCTTTTTCATTTCATCATAGCCCAATCCCGTATCGCCGGGCCAGCGCGGCGGAAGTGGGCCGCTTCTAGGCTGGCCAGTCGGATAAAACTTCTCGGGGTCCGGGTATTCTTTCACCCCCGCTTCGTGTAGAGCACCCGCAGTCATCGGACGCCACTGACCGTCCCCGGTGTTGAATTCCAACTTTGACGGATGGATCGGGTCTCCAACAAGCTCTTGCTTTGCGCCGTGCGAAAATGGCTGTTCATTGCCGGTCACAGGTGAGCGCAACAAAACGGACGGCGGTTCGGGTTGACCCCATAGGCTTCCGTAATTCTTTGAGGCGAGCGCACCGTAATAATTCGCCCCGCTCGGTGTCGGCGACAAAAACACTTTGTCAGTCGGGTTGTTAGAGAACGCCCAATTCTGAGTCTCCGGGGATGGCGTCAAACCTTTTTGGGCGATGCTCTTGAGGTTCGGTTCGATAGTAGCGTGATACACATATTTCGGACGGCCGACCTTATCGACTCCCTGCGCGTGCGCGCCGTGCGCCTCACTGCCGTGTCCCTTGGCGTCTTTCATTCGGGACCCCCATACACTCGCTTCAAATAATTGACCGATGGGTGCGAGTCAAATACGGCCCCGCTCGGCCGCGAAACAATCCAGTTGCCCTTGATGTCTGCACTCGGGGTTATCGTCCAGCCCGAAGCCGGATGAACATAGCCGCCCATCTTATCCCGCTTCCATTTACCAGAACGCGGGAGGCCGCCGCCGACTTGATCGACGCCGCTCGCGTGCGCGCCATGCGCCGCGCTGCCGTGTCCACCGGCGTCCTTCATGTCAGCCTCGCTTCGGGCGGGCGCGTGTCTCGGGCTTGGTCGGCGTCTTGGTCACGCTGCCCTTCGCCTGATTAAGCTCGATGGAGAGTTTGTGCTCCTGCGGCCCCGCCTTGGCTTGCGTCTCGGCGACGGCGAGCGCGGTCGGATCAACTTGCGGCGGCTTCGGCGGCGGGGGCGGCGGACTGATCCACGCGGGCTTCCCATCTCTCTTGCCGAGCTTCGAGCCATGCTGGCCGGTGAAGCGCGCAACGGTAACCTCCGTGGCTTTGGGGCCAACGTGACCGCGCATTCGGTCCTTGTGATCGTAGATCGGGATGTGATGCTCATTCAAAGTGCCGGGCTTCTCCTCCGGCTTCTTGGACTTCGGTGGCATTAGATCGTGCCCGGTCTTTCGGAATTTGGTCATTTACTTCACTCGCTGCATTGCTTTGGCGCGGGAGCCGCTCACGATGTCTAGACGGCCGTCCGGTATACGATACATAGGATGCGAAACGTCAGTGCCGCCCCGATCAATGGTTAGCCCCATGTAACCTTCACGCTTGACGCCAGTCCCATCTTCATATGACCAGCGCGGGCCGCTGGCCTTCGCGGACATCCACGGCGGAGTGCCGGGTCGGGGGAAACCTTGTTCATTCAGGTGTGACGGAAGTTGCTGCACGCCATCCGAGTGCGCGCCCTTGCTGTCCGAACCGTGTCCTTTTGCGTCTTTCATTTGCCTGTGCCGCCTGTTTTGATGCCCACCTTATTCTTCACGTCCCAAATCTCTTTTTGGTTTCTCGCGACGCCTGCGGCCACCGCTGCCGAGCGACTCATGATATTTTCAGACGGGTCGAGCGACATCTTGTGAGTATCGGGATCATTCCATCCGCCGTAGTGCATCGCCGGGTTAGCGAAAACGTCGGCGTGAGTTGCCGCGTAGGAATTGAGAATGCCTCTAGCGTTTGGCCCGGCAAGATCGGCCGCGTCAAGAGATTGCGTGCGCCCCGGCAAGCTGACCATGTAGCCGCCAGTCGGTTGCCTGCCGCCGGGTGTAACCGAGAAGCCCTGTCCGGGCGGCGTACCGCGAACCACGTCAAGTGCTTTTTGACTGACCGCTCGCGGAGTCGGCCCGAGCCTGCTGACGCCCGCTTGATGCGCCGCTTGGTTCTTGAGCACGTCGCCGACTTTCATGCCGGGCCGCGCCGAACCGGCTGCGCCGCCGCGTGCCTCACTGCCGTGACCTTTTGCGTCTTTCATGTCATCTCCTATCAACTTCAACGCCGCCCTTCATGCCCGCCATCATATGCTGCGGCTTCACCGTCTCGCGTCCACCATCCCACGAATTCAGGACGTTTTGAATACGTTGTTGTTTTCCTTGTACGTGCTGTTTCTGCTGCTGTTCCAAGTGCTGCATTTCGATACCGTGTTGCTTGGCAAGGTCTTGCACATGCTTCTGGCCGGGACCCATACCGCCGCCGCCGCCGCCGCCGCGACCGCCGCCACCGCCGCGACCGCCGCCGCCGCCGCCGCCCCCGCCCCCGCCGCCACCGCCGCGACCGCCGCGTTGATTATGCTTCTTGCCGCCGACGCCGTGAAAATGAATAGGCTTCGCCTGCGCAGCGGGACGTGCCTGCGGCTGCGGCTGTGCTTTGCCCTTTGCGTCACCTTCGCGAGTTGCGGCCGATGCCTCGCGAGCTTCTTCGGTCCACGCCACTGCTTACCCCTTTGCCCATCCTGCTCGCGGCTTGAAGTTTGAGTCGTAGTGAGCCGCCGGAAAGCGTTCCGCCAGATGCGACGTGTCGATCCCGTGCGCCGCCGCGACGCCGACCGCCGGGCTTTGCGAAAGGTCCGCACCGCCGCGCGCACGATAGCCGAGCACGGTCGAGGCGTCGTTCACCTGATCGAGATACTTGCCTTCGGTGTCTTGCCGAAAATGACTGTTCGGATCATACAGCGACATGCCGCGCGTAGCGTTCGCCGCCGCGTTCGCGTCCTTCGCTATGAAACGAAGCTCGTCATTGGTCTTTGTGTGAAACGGGTGACCTTGCAGCGGCATTCCGCCGCCACCCTTCTCACTGCCGTGACCCTTTGCGTCCTTAGCCATTATCACTTCCCCTGCCGCTTGAGCCGGTTTATCTCGCGTGCCCCGCTGTTGAAGCCGCGCTGTTCGGCCGCGTTGTCACGCGGGCCACCGTACTTGTCGGTGAACGCCTTGAGCGCGGCCGGTGATCCATCCGCTAGATGATCGGTCGGGATGCCGTGCTGCGCAGCAATATCCGTCGTGCTGCGGTCTTGCGGACCGCCGCGCGTCTGGTCGCCGCCGGGACCCGCCGGTTTTGTCGGAATGAAGCCCGGCTGACCACCACCGACCAATGTATGTTGCGATGGATTGAGAGTGGACCCAAGGGCCGGGATCATAGCCTTTGGATTAAGCTTGACCATCTGACCCGAGCGCAACTGTGCATAGTGCCCTTTGCCGAGACCGCCAAAACCCTTGCTGTTGGCGTATGTCGTTTCAACGGCGTTGCCGCCGCGCGCTTCGCTACCGTGTCCTTTTGCATCTTTCATATCACTTCCCCTGAATTTTGCGCAGCGCCGTGTCGATGTGGTCGTCATTCAAGCCCGACTTGTAAAGTGGGGCGGTCCCGAAACCTGACGCGTGCATCGCGTCCCAACGCTGACGCATCGCTGAGTGCGCCGGGTCGGCAGTTGATGCCAGATGCGGGGTGACGGCGGCGCTCAGAGCCGCGAAATCCCCCGACGACATTTTCATCGCACCGTGTACCGGCACCGGAGCCGACTTGTCGCCACCGCCCGCGAGCGTCGCCGCCGCGTGGGCATCGGACACGACCGGCTGACCACCACCGACCAATGTATGTTGCGATGGATTGAGAGTGGACCCACCGGAGCGGTGACCAACCCCGGCTGGGGATGAACTTTCTATTTGGGCAACCCACCACGCTCGGGTGCCGACGCTGTTGCGGGCCGGGATCATAGCCTTTGGATTAAGCTTGACCATCTGACCCGAGCGCAACTGTGCATAGTGCCCTTTGCCGAGACCGCCAAAACCCTTGCTGTTGGCGTATGTCGTTTCAACGGCGTTGCCGCCGCGCGCTTCGCTACCGTGTCCTTTTGCATCTTTCATATCACTTCCCCTTGCCCGCTGCCGCGTTGATGCTGACTTTAACCCGACTTTTCCATGCGTTCTGACTTATGTCATTCGGGTGCGGGCCGCGTCCCGCTGCCGCGTTGACTTTAACCCGACTTTTCCATCCGATGTCATTCGGGAGCGGGCCAGCTTTCCCGGACATTGCCGGGTGCGTATCGACCGGAGCCGACTTGTCGCCACCGCCCGCGAGCGTCGCCGCCGCATGAGCATCGGACACGACCGGCTGACCACCACCGACCAATGTATGTTGCGATGGATTGAGAGTGGACCCACCGGAGCGGTGACCAACCCCGGCTGGGGATGAACTTTCTATTTGGGCAACCCACCACGCTCGGGTGCCGACGCTGTTGCGGGCCGGGATCATAGCCTTTGGATTAAGCTTGACCATCTGACCCGAGCGCAACTGTGCATAGTGCCCTTTGCCGAGACCGCCAAAACCCTTGCTGTTGGCGTATGTCGTTTCAACGGCGTTGCCGCCGCGCGCTTCGCTACCGTGTCCTTTTGCATCTTTCATATCACTTCCCCTTGCCCGCTGCCGCGTTGATGCTGACTTTAACCCGACTTTTCCATGCGTTCTGACTTATGTCATTCGGGTGCGGGCCGCGTCCCGCTGCCGCGTTGACTTTAACCCGACTTTTCCATCCGATGTCATTCGGGAGCGGGCCAGCTTTCCCGGACATTGCCGGGTGCGTATCGACCGGAGCCGACTTGTCGCCACCGCCCGCGAGCGTCGCCGCCGCGTGGGCATTCGACTCGACCGGCTGACCGCCGCTGCCGCCGATCTTATAGAAACCTCCGGGCGGCCGTGTAGCCATTATCGCATCATGCAACGCAGCGCCCACGGACGGATGATCGGGCCCGAGCGTATGCGCGAGTTGCACCGCCTTTTTAATGTTGGCTTTCACAGCGGGTGAGCTTACGCCGCCGCGACTTTCGCTGCCGTGTCCCTTGGCGTCCTTGCTCATGACTTCCTCCGACTCTCCGCGCCGCGCGGAAGCGCAACGGTGCGGCCTCGATCCAGCGCAGACTTCGCCGCCGAGAAACTTGACCCGAGCGGAACCGGGTCTGATTTCGGGTGGCCTTGCCCGAGTGACATAGCGGCCATTCGATCCGTGATCGTGGACGGAGGATTGCGCCCCTCGTCCGCTCCCTGCCGCATGGCGATACGCTCACCTGCGGCCGACGATAGATGGCCCCCGCCGGGAACGCCGGGGTCCGTGGCAGTGGCGGCCCGACCCGCCTTTAGCTGCGGCGAGGCGAGATAGCCGGTCTTTGGCTGGCGGCTTCTGGCATTATCGAGCCGCACGACGGGAATGTCACCGCCGCGTGCGTTACTGCCATGGCCTCCCGCGTCTTTCATGTTCCATTGCTCCTGCGCACAAGATAGCTCGGCGAAACGCCACCGGCAACTGAATGCCGAGAGCTTGGTTTATTTTCCGTTATGGTACGTGGAGTCGGTCTCGCCGAGCACGGACGCCGCCTTGTGGCGTACCGTAGCGGCTTGAGCCGGGGTGATGTTGCCCTTTGCGAGCGACCGACCGACAAGCCGCTCGGCGGCGACCGCGTGAGCCTTGTCGCCAATCGGGAACTTGCCGCCGGGCAGCGCGAACTTGCTCGCCCCGCCGGTGTGGTTTTTGCGTTGTGCAGTGGTGAGTACGGCCATGTCACTCTCCCAAAAATCGGGAGGGGGGATGCCACCTTATATCCCGAACCGTCCGTTCGGGCAACCCGTGACCTAGCGGCCTCGTTTCCTTTGGCTGATCGTGAAGATTTGAACGTAGGTATTGCGCCGACGATCTTCGTACCATGCTTCGTACAATTCCTTGCGCTTGACCATCCCGCGCCGAACCTGCGCCGTCTTGCGGTAGTCGCGGGAGACCTTGATGCGCACGCGCCGACCGTATCGCCACTTCCCTTTCGAGCGGACAGCAAAGTCGTCTGGCGTTATTTGATATTGGTATCGGTGAACGAGTCCGCAGTCGCAGCATGATGCGAACGAGAACGGCATCGTGGGATATTCCCACTCGCCCGGCTTGCTCTTTGGATACGCGAGCTTTGTCACAAAGACCCCCCGCCTAGTGGACCCCGCAGTATGCGAAGATCGCAATGAGGAGCGCCACTAGGCTGATCGTGTAGAGGTTGACCAAGTGATAGTCAAGCCCGAGGAATTTCTTCACTACTTATCCCTCGACGGGTCGGCCGAACACTTTCCAGCCGAGCAACAAGAACAGCAAGAACTCGACCAAGCCGCCGATGCCGTGGATGTAGCCGGTGTACGGGCCGTAGGTCAGCGCGAAGGCTCCGACCAAACTGAGAAAGAAAAGTAGCATCAAGATATAGAAGTAGGTTCTCATGTTCATGGGAGTCGTCTCCACCTGTAGCGGGGAAGTGATGTCTCCGTTTTTCTGCCCGATTTCTGACCGGATGTCAAGTCACTAACAGCCAAATTGACCCGCTCACATTGCGATGTGAGCGGGTCAGAGTCTTGGTTAACTGGTCGGGGACGCCGGGATGGCGGCGGCCAGTTTTGCATTCGCGGCAACCAACGCGACGTTGGCGGCCGTGATCGCTGCTTCGTCACTGGCGTCAATTCCGGCCGCAAGTTGCGTCTGTGCCGCCTGTAACGTAACCAGAATTGCAGCCACGTCGGTCTGCAACTGAGTGACGTTTGCCTCAAGGGCTAGTACCTGTGCGTCCATTTTAGTTCTCCACTCTTTTAAGAAGCGGAGGATGCGATCTTCGTCCATGTCATCCTCCAAGGGTTACGGCTTTCGCCGTGGCTTACGTCGAGAAGGGCGGGTCGCCCCCATCGTCGTCCTCGACCGGAGTCGGGGTCTCCGTCTCCGGTGTCTCCGTCTCAGGAGCCGGGGCCGGGGTCTCCGGCGCGTCGTGCTTATGCTGATGCTTCTTGCCCATGTATTCCTCCCGCTTTTGAGTGAGCCGAAGGATCGCACAGACGGCCGAAACTATCAACCCGGTGTTCGAGCAAATCGCTCGCTCGGGTCGCGCGATAACACGAAGATTATAATTTCGTGCGATCTTAAGAACCTATAGGCTATATCCTATATTTTTTGACGGCTTCAATAGGGTATAGCCTATCGACGGAAGCCAATCACGTAGCCATCCCGATTAGCGAGCGGATGAAAGGATCGCGTCATGTGATCCTCCGCGCACGGCACACCAAGATCGCCGTGATGGAGATGGACTCGGCAAGGCCAGTCGGCTTCGATGCACGGAAATTGTCGGCCGGGTCCGCAAATAAGCACGTCATTTTCCTTCACCGCTAAAAACGGAATTCGTCGGAGCGGGTACTCGTGCAGTGGGCCGAACGCTTCTTCGTATTTTTCTTTGAGCACCGCATGACAGTAAATGATTTCGGGATCGTTCTCGATCTGCTTCTGCGTGTAAAGTTGCGGCTCGAAGCCGGTCTCGCACATCGCGCGGTATAGATCGCTGTCGGGTCCGCTGTTCCAAAACAGCCCAAACCAAAAAATTGCTTCGGTGGCTTTGCGCTGGCCCTTGAGCGCGTCGCGCATGTCGGTGAGGGTGAGGTTCATGGTTGCAGCCAAATGTTGAGGCACGCCACGCGAAGCCTCTCGCTAAACGCGTAGACTCGCCATGTCACTTTGTTGAACCAAAGCGAGAGCCGAGCCGCGCTGTACCAAAACCGATCCTGCGTCATGGGTACCCGGTCTAGGTTATGGACGCTGCGACGCCCGCACAGCATGTCGGCGCACGTCGATCCGACTCCGCGCCGGATGTTCCGGGTGCGCCTTACGATATTCTTTGAAAACCGACTTCGGACAAAACTCCGCGTCGTGGTCGGTGCGGACAAGGAAGTCGGCGTCGTCGTTGGTGACGCGGATCGGGATGCCCTGCCCGAGAAGCTGAATGCACTTCATCGAGTCGGCGTGCGGCGCGTGGTGAAGTCGGGATTTCATTCGTCTACTCTCTCGCGCGTCTCGCGCTTAAACTCTTTGCGTTGCCGCTTCCAGAAGAAGCGGCGACCGATCTTGCGAAGGTGTTTCCACCACTCGCCAGCCGGAACAGTAATCCCCTTCTTCATCGTCGCCAAGTCGAAACTCCAACCTCAGTTAACGGGTGGTCGCGGCGGGGACTCGAACCCAATCGGCTGCGCGGCCGACTTTTTTCGCCTTCAACCAAAGTCGTCTGCGCAGACGACCTACGGTTCGGCCTCTCGGCCATAAGCATCTGTCCATCATGCTCTCGCGACTTCGACGTGGCATGGTCAGAGAGGAAGCTATCCTCTTATGTGCCGTGCGCAGCTACCGCACGCCCCGTACTGACTTAGCATGCCACGTCGAAGTAGCAAGAAGCGGACTTCGGGGTTTCAGCCCATATCGCGACTCCGGGGTTAGCGCCGGAAGATGCCGCGCCAGCGTTTGCCGCCGGGTCCGCAACCGAGAACATAGCAAAGCCGGGGAAAGGCGCAAGTCCAATCCCCGGCTTTGGTTAACCCTTCGTGTGCGCCGCCTTCGCCGCCCGCTTGATGGCGGCTTGTGCTGCGCGTTCGGCCCCGAGAATGCGGAAGCGTTCCTTCTTCGCCGCCTCGTCCTCTTTGCCTTTGACGACTGCGGCCGCCTCGATCTTGGCGAGGAGCGCCCACGATCCGGCGTCCATTCCCCGGGGCAGCGGGCGTCCGTCCTTGTCCCGGTTGATCTTGACTCTCGCGGCCGGGGGCAGGACTGCCAACGGCTGCGCCTCGCGCGCCCGCTTGCGCGCGAGCTTCTTTTTCTCCTCCGGCGTCGGCTTCGGCCGCCGGAGGAATTCCGGGATGTCCAGTTCGTCGTTCATCGCTCCACCTTTTCCAATAGGGACAGGTCGAACTCTTGGCTACCAGCCAGCGGGTTCCCGGCCTCCCGGATGGTGCAGTACCCTCTCTCGCCAACCCAATCGACGAGGTAGAGCGTCGGGCCGAGTGTGCCGCCCGACTGGATGACGCGCGCAAGGTCGTTGACGCGCGGTACTCTGCTACGAGATGGCTGGATGGTTCCGCTCACACGCATGTTAGTAACTCCTACTCAGTTGTCAAACAACTCGGCTTCTCGCCGAACGATCTTTGTTTGATCGTGAAACTAATATAGCATGTTTGTTGTTTGATCGCAAATCGGACTCACGGAGGTATTTGTGATCGTCAATGACTTAGCGGCGAGGTTCCAAAAATTCTCACGCGTCATCAAGACCCGAAATAAAGTTGTCTTGGTTAATCTTGAAGTCGCCCGCCATCACTGCGGAGGGCCAATTCAGGTAGGTGAGCCAGTCTATGCACTGACGGATCGTGCGGCGCGAGCCGACCCACTTCCCTGCAACGTAAATATCGTGGAGGATTATTTCGCCCGTCTTGGGATCACGAACTGGCGCGAGCATTTCGCATCTGCCGTTCAGCGCGTTCGAGCCGGTCCCGCTCTTTGGCGCTCCATCGGTTCTCGCCGCCAGTCTTGTGCGGTTTACACAAGGGACAAGAACGGAGCTTTTTCTTCATACGCTTCCTCATTATCGTCCTCCTTGATTTCTTTACGGCGCGAATTGATACAGAATTGGTCAACAGCCCCGAGCGCGTGAGCGCAAGCACACTCGTGACCCAAAGATGCAGGTCCACACGACTCGTTTCGTCATAGGTTTGCTCCTTTGATGCATGCTTTGATGTATCCTTTGCTGTGATCGGCAGCATGGAGAGCCAACTCCACCGAAATCTGCGGGGGCTCACCTTT